GTAATCAGTAGAGTCCGAAAAAGACAAATATTGAGTGCCGTCTACGAATGTTTTTGTTGTGCCACTACTTCTTGCAATTGCTATGTGCGCCCATCTACCCAACATAGAGGGTGGCGTAAACGCACGGGTAGTACCATTAATATGTAATTGAAGAGCACCTGTATCTCCATATAGCCACAAATATAAAGTCGCTTGAGGTTGAGAAGAACGATAATCAAAATAGGTTGTAGCAGATGGAAGTGTTGAATGATAAACAAAGAACTCAACAGTAAAATCACCAGTGCCTAAAGCAAAGTCGGCTGAACTGGCAATTGATAAATAATCACCACTACCATCAAACGACACACCCCATTCACCATCAGGTCTAGCAAATGGCCCAAAGCTGCCTTGAGTTGCATTGCCGTTGGCAGTGATTGTGTGGTTGCTGGCAGAGCCATCATCAAACACATTGTTTACACCGTTGTTTGCACCGTCAAAATGAGACAGAAAACTAACACGATTGAACTGATCGTCTGATGCCCCGCCAGCCGCACTAGAAGCGTTGGCCCCAAAACCTAAGACGTTATAACCAAAACCTGACATATCTTCCCCTACGCATCGTTCGCTGCATCAGTCGTGAATAACAATTTAACACCCAATAACCGAGCATCTCCTGTTTGAGTATCCGCGCTAATGTCCCTGTTTATTTGAAAGAAACACATATCCGCCGCTGCGGGACTTCCCGCGATTGTTACTGCACCACTCTCTGCGCTTACCATCAAATCATTTGACGTACCAGAAAAGGCCAACGCCGTTGTTGCTACCTGAGTGCCAAATGCTGTGTTAATAGATTCATCATTAGTTATAGCCACACCCGCTAATTGCCACGCTACCGTGCCTGTATTTGTCCCTGTTACCGTCCAGAACGGCTGAAAGGTCACTGTGCCTTCATTCCAACTCTTAGGAAACGCTACACTGAACTGAGCAAAGTCATCAGCCCCGTCAGCAAAGTCCAACACTTTAAGATCAGGGCGAAGAGCCGTTGTCTCGACTTGCGTTAGATCAGAACATGGATTGGTCGTGCTGGGATACATAGCAGTTGCAGGGACATAAATGCTTTCTTTGCCAGCAACTTTGACCGACGCGCCACCTACGGTTGCTACGCCTGTTACCTCTACGCCCGTGGCTGTTGTGGATAGTTTAGTTGCATTGTCGTAATATAAAGAAACTGCACCGTCTTTAAAAGCTCTCATCATGTAATCAGAGCCAGCAAATAAATCTATTTCCGCACCGTTAGTTTTTATTTGTAAATTACCCGTCCCAGCATCCTCTATGAACGAAGTTCCACCATCGTGATAAATCTGCAAATCTGAGCCAGCACCAAACACAGCCTTGGCATTGTCTGAAAATATCAAACTGTCTGCACTACTATCCCAAACAACATTCCTAGCAGCAGTATCGCCGTGCAATGTAACGTCATATCCTTGGTCGTTAGCGCCTACAGTGAAAGTGGCGTCTAGCTGAACTGCGCCATCAATATCTACAGCATCAAGGTTGGTCGTTCCATCAATATCTATGTTGCCGCTAATGTCTAAAGAACCAAAAGTTCCAACGCCTGTTGTGGTAATGTTGCTTGAACCGTTATTTATAGCTCCAAAGCCAGATGTAATAGACCCTGAGTTTAACGCGCCAGTAGTTACGATATTTCCTCCACCTACGCTGTGGCTGGAAAAGTAAGTAGATACAGTGTCTACGTTGGTCATACGCATTGTGCCAGCATCGTTGATTAGAATGCCGTCACCGCTTGCTACCGCCGTGGTTCCCCTAGCTGTACCACCATCTATTAAGTTAATTTCGGCAGTGGTGGTTGTAACCCCATCAAGAATATTAAGTTCAGTAGCTGTTGAGGTTACTGCTACATCTTCATTAATTTTAGGCGCGGTAAGCGTTTTATTAGTAAACGTCTGCGTTGCGGCAATCCCTGCGATTGTATCTGTAGTCGCGGGTAACGTAAGCGTAGTATTGCCACTAAAAGCACTGTGAGCGGGAGCTTGTATCTGAGCATAATGCGCGTTGCTGGACTCGCAATAAAACCTAACAACAGACTGTGATCCACCATTCTTTAGGTCAATAACACCCGTTGAAATGCCGACATTTGCAACATCAATACTGCCAACAAAATCAACGTTCGTGCCGCCTGTCGGTATAGAAATCACCGCAGTGTCCGCATCGTTCTTAATGGTTATGTCGTTCGTGCTGCCTTGACCCGTCAGAATTAAACCTTCTGCGCTGGTATAGCCCATAGCGGCATTGTCACCCGCAGCCGTGTCACTGGTTGCCTCTACCGTGCCACCCGTAATAACACCTGTCGTGGTTAGCGAAGTAGCTCCATCATTAACAAATATGTCCGCCGCAGATGCAGTGATAAACACCTCGGCACTGCCGCTAAGACTAATAGCACTGTCAGAATTAGAGCTTTCCGTAACAGAACGGGTAAGCGTTGTGCCGCTAGAGGTGTAAACACCGCTTCCTATCTCAAAGTTAGTGCCGTCTTCTATCGCGTACCTGACCGTCTGACCATTAGTTATGCCAGCTTGTGCAAAGGTCTGATACCCGGACAGGGCGCTGCCCAAGGTAATCGTTCCAGTACCCGTGGTACTGGTGGACATTTTTGCACGATTTCCAAGAACAACTGCCATATTATGCTATCCGTATAATTGCGTTACTTGCGTCCGCTGTAGGAAAAACAATAGTAAAGTCACCAGAGCTTGCGCCCTTGTCCGCTCCAAAGTCTAGCACACAAACAGAAGGGTCACTCGTTGCAGCCTCGTTGTAAATTAACGCACCTCTTACAGAAGAAATTGTCACGTTGGAAAACACCTCGTCAGCAAAGTCTGTAAGCGCCGTTGTGCCGCTAGTAGTTGGCGTTACGCTTGTTAGAAAGTTTCCTTTAGCCGTGTAGTTCGTGCCAGTAACCTCATTGCTACTGGTGTAAGCAGTTGTTGCTGCGTTAAAACTGGCGCTGTTTGTATACAACGCCAACTTAAATTGATCGCTTGCTGCGGTGAAATTGTGTGTAGCCGTCATCAGTTCTTTTTTAAACGAGGTACACAAAAAGTTTCCTGAGAATGCCATTTACATTTTCCTTATATATTCGGCCAACGTAGGATGACCCGCTTCTTTAATTGCATTATATACCGTAGTACGGTCACTTTGGATAGCCTGTTTCATATAGATGACCAACAGCTTCTCAATGCTATCTCGATAGGCAATTGCTTGATCTCGCAGCGTAGGATGCGCGTCTTCAGAGAAAGCAACGATCTTACCTACGCAACGATGCGCCACTTCTTCAGGAGTTGCTCCACGATTGTTAGTGGTTTGAACGTCAACCTTAAACTCTCCGAAAGACATATTGTTCATGTTCTAGCTTTCCTGATCGGACCATAACGATACTCATCTGCAATTTCTTGGCCTTCGCCCAGGTTTTTAAGTCTAGACAAACCTTCTCTAAAACGGCCTTCGTACAAGGTCATGAGGTTCGCGTCCCCCTTCATAAAGGTGTATGCCTCGGAAAGACACCCGTACAACAAAGTCATACGACCATCGTCACTTAGCCAAGAAGTGGTGGCATCCTCTCCAATAACAGATAAAACGCCAGTGGCGCCGCTACTTGAACCCGTTAAAGTCTCACCAACCGTAAAAGATCCACTGGGTATTTTTACCGTAATTGTCGTAGAAGAAGGAACCGCAGTAACCTCTGAGGATTGGCCGCTGCTTGAACCCGAAATTGTGTCAGAGGTTGTAAAGGTTCCTGACACACTCGTCATGGTTAATGTAAATGTACTCACCGTTAAACTGGCAGGTCTATAAAAATATGCAAGTTCTACAGCATAACTACTGTTTGGCGTTGGCCCCACGATAAAGTTGTCCGCATCAAATTGCGCGTAATAAATAGGGACACCTGTAGTAGTAGGGTCAGGAGTGTATGTCTGCACAAAGTCTAAATCTTTAAACAGCAAAAATACCTTGTTGCTGCTAACGATGGTGCTAAGAGAAAACGGCGCAATAAAATCAGAAGGCGTTGTTAAGAACTGGTTGCCCGAGGTTAACGTTCCAGAGGCATTCCGTTGAAACACTGAAAGTTGAACGTTTTTTAAAATGCGTTCCTCTGTCATTCTTATAAACAAAGGTAGATTACGAATGAACGCTGCTTCATCGTTATCGGTATATTCTTGAATTGCTGTCTTAAGTGTGGAGTATGTGAAGCTCATGTTGTTACCGTGACCTTTCCAACAGAACCTTCTGCAATAAGATTATTAGGCGTTAAAACTCCATCCCCGCCACCAAAACTTCGCAAGCCAACAGGGTTAAAGCCGTATTGAATATTTCTTTGTGTGTCTAAATCTGACTCAGGGCGAGGGTTCTTCAAGGCTTGCGGATCTGGGCCAACCCTAGGAGGAAAGAGTTGCGGGTGCTTTGTTTCAAACTCGTCTTTACCTACCTTAGCTCCGGTCCACTCAACACGCATGTCTTTCAGACGATACCGAAATCCGGATCGATCAGATATTCCATAAGCGTTTTTGTCAGAGGCGTATGGCATATTAGACCCTCAAGTATTGGAAGCTAGGCTGTAACTTTAACGGAACTCGGTCTTCATCCTCATCAGACGCTCGTTGGAACTCCTCCTCATAGACAGTCTTTAGCATTTGAATACGATCTGGCGTTCTCTTCATTGCAATGTAATACGCCAAGCCAGCTACCATACAAGGATAAAACCTAAACGGCATGTCCGTTGTATTAACCAGCGTATCTGCATCATCAATGCGACGAACATAATGGTAAACCAGTTGATCTGTAGAGTTTTCAGGTGTTGCCCAAAGATTTAAGATAGGCGTAATCTGACGATCAAAATAAAACTGGCTGGGCCGACCCTGAGTAGTCTTGTCAGGAAGAGTGACATATTCCCCACGACTAATTCTTGTAATCTCAAAGTCTGTTCCATCTCGGCGCAACACAATCTCTAGGACATCAACAACATCCGCGGCCAACGTTACTGCGCTAGTCCCTTGCGTTAAAGTTACCGTTTCCGATTTAACCGTCCACATGTTAATCCCTCTGTTCGCCCAATCAGCGAACATAAGGTTTAACGATCTACGAGCGGTACGAGCATCATACCCAGTGCGAACTTCAATCCCGCAGCGTTCATATGCTTCTTCGATAACCTCACCGACATCGAGGTTGAAGTCCCTGGATCCTGATACTGTCATGGCCTTAACTCATATGTGGTTTCTGGTTGGTCTTAACCATCACTGCGCCGCCATTTCTAAAGCCCTGAACCTTACCGCCCATTGCCATGCCTTTAGTGTTGACCTTGCCGCCCATTGCCATGCCCTTAGACTTAACTCGGCCACCCATAGCGTAACCTTTGGACTTTACCTTGCCGCCCATTGCCATACCCTTGGCTTTGACCTTGCCACCGTTTTTCATGTAGCCCATTTTGTTACGAACCGCTGTAGGCAGTTTTTTCAAACCGGCTTGATCATCTGTAGGTTTTTTCATATCCGTACTCCTTTAAAACTGACGCACCACGCCCTTGGTGCTTTTGCGCCTGTCGGCCATTACCGCTCCGCAGCCTTTCGCGACCGCTTCGCCTTTTTTGCTTTTGCCTTGGTACGGCCTTTTTGCTCCGTTGACTTCTCCGCCGAGTCGGTATCCTTTGACCTTGGCTTTTTTGGTGTTGCTGACAACGGTTTTTCCTTTTCTGCCAGCCGCCTTTTTTTTCTTTGCAGTATCAGATCTATCTTTTTTAGAAAGAGAACGTGCTTTAGCCAGCGGAAGGCATCGGTCAGGGTTCTTCTTGTCTTTTGAAGTACCGCACTCACCTTTAATCTTGCCATCGGTTCCTATCCTTACCCACTTCTGATCACGCCATTTCTTTAGCTCACCCATTACGCTCTCTTCTTCTTTTTGCCCTTTGCGCCTTTTGCATAGTTTGGGTCTTTGCAATACTTAGATGCAGCCATGTTCGCATAAGCAGAGGGATATGTATCAAAGGTGCGCTGGGCCCAAGCCTTACCCTTTGGGCAAATTTTACTGCCTTTTGATTTAGCAGAAACACCGCCACCATTCTTGTAGTATACAAGACCCTTCGGTGTTTTACCGGGTGGCTTTGACACTTGCTGTTTCATCTGCCCTCGGGACATAGCCATAATCACGCTCCATGTACAACTTTATGTACGATATCTCTGATGCAATAACTTCCGTTTTTTTATCTACAGAAATTAAAGTATTAGTTGCCCAACTTGCCCAGCTATAGGTAACCGCGCCAACGCCGCCAATAAAAGCAGTAGCCACGATAACTATGAACTGCTTACCTAACATTTCCAACGCTTCCTTGCTTGACGAAGCCTGCTGTTTGGATCTTTTGCAGCCTTCGGAAACTTCTTCATCTGTCCCGCAGAACGAGCGCAATAAGACTTGCGCCTCTTCGCGTCCTTACTGCCCTTCTTAACCTTGCCGGTAACCGCGGTCTTTAACTTAGAACCAGGGTTGGCTCTTCGATGAGCCTTTACACCATCCTCAGTCATTCCCGCCCCAGACTTAGTGGGGCGGTAATTCTTTTTTGTGCGCCTGATCGGTTTATCACCCATGACGATTAGTACTCTTTACGCATCTCAAGAATAATAGTGTACGTGTCGGCGCTAGTATGCCCCACAGTGGTAAACATAATGTCACCGGTCTTCCCAGAACCCGAGTTGTTAGTCAGGCCCCCAAAGGTGGTGTAGTCATGATTGCCGCTTTGGTTTTCACCTAGCTCAATACACAGAATGTCAGTAGTTGCATCCCATAGGATTTGCACCTTCATTCCAATACACTGCCACCAGATGCGCTCTATCACTACTCCAGTGCAGGCTGTGCCGTCAGAGTTAGAGGCCAACGCTGAAACATCGACCTTCTTTACCGCAGACTCACCAGTACCATCTGAGATGTTAGTAAACTTTTGAATGACCTTTTTTGAGCCATCAAAAAGCGTTTGTGTAGCTACAGCATCAGCCATCTCACACTCCTATTTATGCAATTTGCACATACTCAATGATGAACGTAAATGAACCCGCTGTTGTGGCATCGACAGTATTAGTGATGTTGCAGTAGATTGTACGTTCTGCAGAGGTGTACTGAACAGAGGCTGGAGCAGTAGTGCCGTCCTGAGTTTGCAAAACCAACGCGGTTATAGTCACGTTATGCTCAACAACAGTCGTGCCGCCATCTAAGATTTCATCAGTCTGAGCCGCAACGATCTGTGCGCCAGAGCTAGATGTTCCAACTTCATAACCAATATCACCTGTGCCGATTACTGGCGAGGTATCACAGAAAATCTTAATGTCTGTGATGATTGTGTTTGCCGGTTGTGTGAACTCACCAATGGTCGGACTATCGCCTGCGGTAGTGTTTACAGTAACTCCTGTCGCAAAACCAACGTGCTTTACATACTTGTTGGTAACAATACCAGTAGACGCGGTGCTTGCCACAGTGGTTTCTGTACCTGTTGTGGAGTCTGTAGAAATTATTTGAAAACCGTTTTCAGACCGTACTGGTCCTGAAAATGTAGAATTACCCATGATTATCTCCTGTCTTGGGTTAAGTCAGATGCTTCATGCACCTGTCAGGGATACCGTGATTGTACAATACGTTTAAACAAAAAGAAAGGGGCCATCCGAAGACGGCCCCAGTTTACAATACAGGGAGGTTGTATCGCAATATTATACGCCAGGAGAACCAAAAACGCAACGAGGATCTGAGAACCCAAACGAGTAACGCTCACGGGCTTTAAACCGCATGTTACCAGTGTCAAAGTCCGCTTCCATGTTGGTTGAAAGAGGCGTCCGCTCAAAGTGAATGAACCCGCGAGGAGCATCGGTCAAAACAAAAAACGCATCTGGATCTGTCAAAAAGTCGTTGACGGCGTAACCACCGGGCAACATTCCCATAGACTTCACTGCGTTTATATCGTTGTCCGAAGTGCCTACCCGAAGTTCAGTGTTGAGTATCCGTTGAGCTACAAACTGTAGCTGGCGCGGAATAATCATCTTCACACCACGAAGAGCAACCTTCAGGCCACGCTCATCAACGAAGCCAGCGATGTTGATAAGAGCGTCCTCAAGAGAGGTTTCGTTCAAATCAGCGGCTGACACGTTGTCGAGAGTTCCACCGTTAGTCAGTGGGTGGTTGGATGCACAAAGAGCAACCCCGTCACCACCTGCCGAAGCACCCGCAGTAAACGCATTGTTAAGAACCGCAGCGGCCTTAACTTGTTTACTGTGAGCCATCGAACGAGCAAGGGCTTTGGTATAGCGTGATCCAAGACGATCATAGAGATTGTCCTCAATTGCTTCTTCCGTAATCGAGAAGGCCAACGCCAGCGTTTCATGATTATAACGAGCGGTGTACGCTTCGTTAGCATCATCGTAACTTATGTTACTTCCCTCTGCCTTAGTGGGCGCAGCGCCAAATCCACTGAGCATCACCTCTTCCTCGAACGCTCTGTCCGAAGATTCGGTTGTGTAGATTTCTGCGTGTTGACCCTCGTACCGGTCGTATTCCATTCCAAACAGTGCGTTTAGGCCGGGTTCTAGCTCTTTCGCTAGTTGTGCGCGAGAAATAGCCATTATCTATACCCTTCCTTATACGCCAGTTGTTGAAACAGTGCCAGCTGCAATGGAGCCTGTCGGCGCATTGAAGTGGTTGTTTAAACGAACGATTAACGGGATACCAGCAGCGGTAAAGTCGCTATTTTCTGGGTCATCAAGAACACCCATAATACGACAGAACAACGTGTTGGTGGTTGCGATGGTATTTAAATCCGCAGTTGCAGAAGAAATACCAGTGGTAGTAGAACCACTATTACCTGTAGCTAACGCAATGTTAGCAAAGACCGCAGCACGAACTTCAGCCTCAGTGTTTGCCGCAGCAACAACGTTAGACGTTGCGATGGTAAACAGTTGAGCAGGATTGTCGTACACAAAAGCCTTTACAGGGAAGTTAGAGTCCGCTCCAGATCCAGGCCAATAGTTGGAAAAGATCTTTTCACCGGTAGTAGAAGACACGTATTCGCAACCGTTGAACACACCAACCGTAGAAACGTTACCGCCAGCCGCAGCTTGCAGATCGTCAATTACTCCCGCAGCCAACGGAATAACCGCCATGCCTTGGAAGATTGGGTTGCTGTTATCTGATGCGATACGATATTCAGTTGTACCGGTGGTGTTAGCGGCCGAACCTAAAACACCATACGGGCGGAACCCGAAAGCGACATTAGAATTTGCCATGATAGCACCTCAAATTTTATTCGGACCCGCTTCCGCGACCTCCGAAAGTTACACGGGATTGCCGGTTATTACTAATCGGCATTGAAGGATGTTGCTCCTTCATTAAGTCAGAATCTACAGCGACCATTTGATCTCGGGTCCGTAACCCGTAGTAATCGGCTCGTTCTTTCGCTGTTTCTTCAGGCAGTCTGCAAAGCATTAGTCCACCGTTACCGATTATCCCTGAATACTGACCCTCATCTATTGTGGGGTAAGCATGGTCGGGGTACTCATCTGCGCGAACAGGTTCCCATCCTTCACGAAATTTGGAATAGACATTTGTTTTGTCTTCCTCACCACGCATGGATATTCGGATCCATCGTTGCACATAACCCACCGGGGGGTCAGGAGCCTCTAATCGTTGGGGCGGAGCCCATGGTTTACGCCGCTCAGTTTTTTCGCGAGTTGAGCTTTCTCGAGTTTTTCTTTCAGCCATGGTCTAATCCTTCACAAATTTTGCGTATTCAGCGAGAGGGACGTTAAGTTTCTTCGCCATAATAACTTGCCTCTGGGTCAGCCTGACCGACTTAGTACGCTTCTGGTTAGTGTTACGAGAGGCTGAGGATGCAGCAGAAGCGACCTGGGCACCCCCTCCCGATTTCTTAACGGCAAACTTATTTGGAAACTCCGAACGCATCCGCCTATCTACCTCTGTATAGTAGTCATCGGACGTTGGGTCAAACCCTTCTTGAGTAACCATCCTATTGTGGATAGCAAACACAGACGCCGTCATTACGTCATCGTCACCAAACCAAGTGTTTTTCTTAGCCCAAGCATCTGCTTTAGGGTCTACTTGTGGTGCCTGTTGTTGTTGAGGAGCGGCCGGCTGTTGAACAGGTTGTTGCGCCTGTTGTTCTACCCGCTGTTTAGCAGCGGCAAAGCGGCTTTCATCGTATTGAGCCCTGTTTAAAGCCTTTTGCGCGGCCAACATTGCTTCAGTATCGCCCTCGTCCGCGGCTTGAAGATATGCTTTCTCCGCTGCGGAAGTCTCAGACTGAACACGATTTCCGTACTCATTGAGATACCCAGTATCTAATTGTTGAACTCTTGCCTGAAGCTGCCTGTTTTGCTCTGCTAGCTTTTCCGCAACCTTAGTCGCTTCTTCTCGGCTAACCTGTTCATCACGATACCGCTGGTTAAGTTGGCGTATGCGTTTCTGCACACCCTTACTATACTCATCCAGTTCCTCCGGATCTTCCGCTACAGGTTCAGGAACAATTTCAACTTCGGGCTCTGGTTCAGAAGAGGCCTTCGCTTCTTTAGGCTCCTCTTCTTGACCCTCAATCTCAACTTCAATTTCTTCTTCTACCTCGTTAGACATGTCTGACATCATCTGGCTCCAACAATGTTGCAATTACTTCATCGTCATTAAGAATACGAACTTCTCCACCCTCAATCTTAAATCGAGATCCGGAGTATCTGCCGATGCAAACCCATTGGCCTTCTTTACACCAAGGTGTGCCTTCAAACTTGTCTTGATCCTTATATGCCAAAGGGCCCAACTTGAGAACATATGCCACAACAGTAGCAACAGTTTCTCTTTCCCGAACCTCGTCCGGTATATGCAGGCCAGAAGCTGTCTTTGATTTTCCTTGATATGGCATGACCAAAACCCGCCATCCGGTAGGTTGTGGTAATCTTTCCATCAAGGTCTTGTCCAGAAGGGAAGGGTCTAACACCCGAGCTTCTGGGGGAACATACGCTGTTTCGGAAACATCTTTAGATCGATTGTCCTTAACTTTTTTAGCTACATGTTCAGGAAGAAATAATGTCTTCGACATCGTCTTGATTACTCTCCAACAGGGTCTTGATTTCTTCTTGCGCTAGGGAAAGGCCCCGAATTTCCCCGACAAGCATCTTGTAGTCTTCCCAAGTTTTAACGCTACCTTGGGACATAGCGAATGCAATGTCACTCTCCCTTGCACGAAGAACTTTGTATAAGTACTTAGAAAAGTCTACGACATCCATGATTGTATCCGTATGGCCGTCTTATGACGTTGTCAATCGTCGTTGTATATATTGTCGAAGATTTTAGTAACGTCTAACGTGTAATCTAGGTCAGACTTAGAGTAGTGAATGTGCTGAGATGGGCGAAAGTCAGGGGCGCCCTCCCCCGTTTCAAACCAAGCAGGGTGCGTTACCCGCACTCGATTGTTAGGCAAAGCTACAATATTACCCGTATACTCACCCGCATCCAACAACTCCAATACATGGCTCTGCTTATGCTGGGCAGGATCATCAGCTATCTCGCTGTCCGTGTAATCCACTGTAAACAAATACTTTGCAGGATAGAACTCACTGTCTATCTTTGCCATCCAAGGACAAGGCGTTGCCCTGTCTAACTTGTAAACCGCATGAGTATGCGATGAACAATCCCAAGGTTGGGCCGAATGTACCGGCATTGGCATAGGCCACTCCTCGTATGGAGTATCCGCCACTAACGCCGTGATTGGCATTCTTGCCCACATTGCGCCACCATGCACGTTAGGTGTGTCTTCTATGTCAGCCTCACAACCAGTGAAGATAACCTGAAAACTTAAACACCTATTAGGCATAGTGGTGACGGCAATTGCCATCGCATGTAAAAACTCCCCGTGATACCCGTTATGATTATATGTATACTCTCTCCGTACCCAGCATTTAAAATGTGGGATATTACTTTGAAGGTATGGCATTTTGCTCCTTAATAAATAGAATGTTTCGTTGGATCTTCTAAACGTGTCGGCACACAGTACGCTACAGCGCGATCTGATAACCCAATCCCATGAGTAGAGTACCTCTTAACCAATGACTCAGCTACCTTGTTGCAGTAGTTTACCTGTTTAAAGTACATGTCATCAATAACTAAAGTACGCTCGTCCCCATACCCTAGATACAGCATGAGGACGAACACATGCATCAGAACATGATCTCAAAATGTGGAGCATCGATAAAGGGCCTACGAGATTGAGATCTACGGGTGTCTATGTAGGAAACCATCGCATGTTCCGCCGTTCCAGGGTAATCCCCTAGATCGTCAATAGTCCACGCAGCGCCCCACCGTAGTTTCACTCCCGCAGCCGCGGCGCCCTCCTTCATGGCATCAGCAATCTCGTCGTATAAGTTTAGCTCCCACCGGCCACCGCCCTCGCAGTAAGCCATCAAATCGACAGCGTTGCCGTCAATGTGTTTTGATTTCATGGTTTGCGAGGCCCCTTTTGCGACCAACGCCCTCTGTTCGTCTATCGTTCTCAGTCCGCAAATCACACTGAAGTCCTGCTTCGTAACGCCGATAGCGTACTTCACGACCGTTACCAGTTCTTCGTTGACACCTTCTAGCCTTGATAGGCTTCGCTTTCCTAACTTGTATCCCATAATTATTTCCCCGCATATTTAGAGATTGCTCTATTTCCAAACCAAAAGGCCAATACTGCACTGAACAAACCAGAGGTTTCTCCATCCCACATTAGATCAACGGCCTGCATCCAATCACCGCCAGCCTGCGTAACCTTAACCATAATCACAACCTTCGTGGCTACGAACAATCCGAAAAAGGCATAAGTAACAATAGGACGAACACTACCCCGAAGACCGTTGATAAATCCGCCAGCGTCGATAGATCGGTCATGCTCATACAATCCCTTCGTTTCCGCGATATCTGCCTGCTTATCTAACTCAACTAGCTTCATCTCAGAACGTTTCTGAGCAAGCTCTGTCTCTAGTTGCATCATCTCCATACGATGCTTTTGTTGTTGGTTAGCTTTAAAATAACTAAGTACCTCGGGGAGAAATGAACTCCCAAAGCCTAGTAAACTGCCCAGTAATGCCATCATTTTTCTGATCCTAACCATACGGCGAAGGCGCCCGTCATGGCGCCCGTTACGGTTGCAGTCAGCGCAGTAGCTTGCGTACTGACAACATCCTGCGGCAACGACATAAACCACTCAATCACACGAATATACATAACAGTCATCACCAACATCATAAGACGAGGCATAACCTTCCACGCCAAAAACTTCTCCATAGTCATTAGAAACCTCCTTTCAGGCCATCTAATATCTCCGATAAACTAGGGCGTTTATCCTTCTTCTCATAAAGACAACTAAAAACCTTCGGACACTCTGAAAAACTCTTCGTAGGGTAATGATACCCCAAGCCACCATATCCCGCTGTGAACCTATAAACACACACCTTTTGACCGTTTTCGGCTGTAAACCGTTTCCATAAGTGACACTGAACATGCGTGGGGTTGGCTACTCCCGCAAGAGCAACAGAAAGAATTAATGCATGGATCATTGTGTAACCAACATTATTAAATACATACCACCACCTAAAACACCAATTATACCAAGACTTAACGCAGCAATAGCCATGTTGTTCTGTATCTGGCGTTTGGCTTCCATAGCCTTATATACAGTCTCTTCTCGTTCAGCGCGTATCTTGCGCCGCATACCCAACATCTCATCGTAAGTCCCCAAGCCAAACCTGTAGTCCAGCATGAACTTAATTTCTTTTTCTTTTTCAAGCAGGGTCTTTTTGCGGATCACGATATCCATAGCTTGCTGTTCTATGTTATCAGTTCCGTGCGTCTTCTTATCCAACCACGTAGGGTTTTTACGTTGTGTTTCTGCCTTGGAAATATCTGCAACAGCACAGTACCACTGCCCAAGCTGTTTGCTAACGTCCTGCATTTCACGGCCGGCGCCAACAAGCATTTTAACGCCTTTAAAGGCCGCGTTAGCTGCTGCAAAGGCTGTGACAGGATCTATCATAACACATCTCTAACTAGGGATTTACCCCCTACGAGCCATAGCTTGACGTTGAACGTCTATACGCTCCCGATTAACATCGTTCCTGTTTTGAGCAATCTCTTCAGTGCTTTCAATCCGAGCGGCATCCGTAACAGCGCGTTGCTCCATCTTAGCAGACTCAAGCATAATCTGGGCCTCGTCCTCTTGAGCCTTACGCTGAAGCTCCTTGTCCTTGATCTCCACCTCTTTCATGCGGATCTGTACCAATGGATCCGACATAGGATCTTGACCCGGAGGCGTAATCTCATCCAGAGTGGCTTTCATAATCTCTAGCTCTTGCGCCGCAACAGCCTTCTCCATCTCAGCAGGGTTCTGCATTTGCTGCTGTACTTCTTGGATTTGCATCTGCGCCGCCATAGGATCGATCAAACCTTGTTGTACCTGTTGCTGTACCTTTTGAACCAACTCTTGGATCTCTTGAACGATACTCGCCCTCGCCTTCATTGAAATATGTTCTTGAAGGTGTGCGTAAAACGTACCCATAACTTGTGGAGAAGTCATAATTAAAGGCGTTCTCATAAACATAACGTGAATAGCTATGTGAGTATCGTGGTCCTGTTCCTCAAAGGCCACCAGTATTTCACCCATCAAACCACGGGCGTTCTCAATAGCAGGGTCCAACGGCTTGGGCTTTGGTGCCGGCGGTAGTATCTCATCAATGTTCTGTACTTCCAACGCCTGATACATACGCCGGTATGCCGCGTGTAAGTTATGCATCTGAGGATTAGATTGCGCCAACTGCAACTGCGTTTGAGCCAAAGTAACCCGCTGCGCCATCGAAAAGATGTTAGGGTCCGACACTGGTATAACATCTACCCGACCGTCAAAGTCCTGCGCCTTAATGCTTCTCTCGCCACCAGCTACATCATACGGATATTCCTGATCCATATTCTCTGCACAGATACGAGCCAGAATACGGAACTCATTCTTCTGAGCATAATGCAACCGCTTGTGAATGGCCGACATCACTTTCATGCCACGCTCAAGCATAGCAACAGTCGTACCAACGGGTGTCTCTTGGTTCATATTACTGGTCTGTTCGTCAGCCAGTGATACAAAGCGGCGTCCGCCCTCCACCAGAGCGCCTAGAAGCTGTGCTAGAGTGGCACTAGGCTCCTTGTACGGCAATGGTATAATAGAGTCCCTAATGTTGCCCCCAGGGGCATCTATATCACGCCACTCTCCGGGCTGTAATGGCTCGTCATCGTTGCGTAACCGCACACCCCGAGCCTTAAATCCAGCCGGCAGGTTTGCCAAAGTACCCGCATCAATCAACTGGCGCAGAATACTGGTCGCAGCGCGGCCCAACCCGCCAATCATATGGATCAAACCAAAGCCATAGAACCCAAGACCGGGCATAAATCGGTAGTGAACAAAGAACTGACGCTTCTTAGCGAAGTCTGTTTCAGCCTCAAAGTTCCTGCGTATCGCTAGAACCTTGCCAGAAGCCTCGTCCAAAGTAACAATGTAAGGCAGATGAATACCCGTTGGCTCCCCATCAGGAGACATGTCCTCAAAGCCCTCAACGTCCAGATCGACATGCATCTCCAACAACGTGTAGATTTCGTCCTGATAGGTGCGGGATGTACCCTGTATCTCGTCAACCTTCTGCCGAACCTCGTCAGGCTCCGCGTCAGACGCCTGTAACTCAATGTCCTTGAAGAACCCAGCAACCTGCATCTTGCGAACTTGGTTGTAATCCATACGCAAAACATGAGTAACCCTAGATGCCGACTGTAAATCAGCCGCAGCGTAAGGAACAACTAAGTCTTGAGCCGGCACAAAGGTCGAAACAGCCCTTTGCTTGGACTCGTCAAAGTAAACCTTCTTGAACGTAGATCCGGACATAGGGAGATAAAACAACAACTGATCCATCTCAGGATCGTATTCCTCCATCACTTCCGTAATCTGGTAATTCAAGTAATCCTTAACGCGATTAGCCTGCGCCTCAACCTCAGCGTCCTGCTTACCCAAAATCTGCGTTTGAACAGGGCCACCCGCCGGCAGCAACTCTTTGTATGCTTGCGATTGAAACTGAGTTACCGACTCTACAATCAAAGGATGCGTAACGCCCGAGGCACCCTCAAAGGGTTGGGTGCGATCCTCTTGCTTAATGCCTAACTGGTCTAAACCCCTGGTATATGTCTCTTCCCAATCTGATCGAGACTCCAAATCATCCTCGTAAGAAGCACGAAGCTCACTTGATAACTCGCCCAAGTACCCATCATCCAAATATTCCGCTAAATTAGCGTCATGTGGAATGTCCTCGGGTATCTCGTCCCCCATAGCCTCTTCCAGAAGCTCCTCAATAGTAACACTGCCATCTTCGTTAGGAATAATCTCCGCACCCATGGCAAAATCCATCGGCTCCGGAACATCAACTTCCGTTTGCTCCCCAGTTACATCAAGGGGCATCAAAGATGGATCAACAAGAGATCCCATGGGTCGAGGTGGCAGGGCCATCAGTAATACTCCCGATTACGCGGTCTATATTCATCCTCATAAGTGTCATCTCCTTCCAAGGAAACAAACCCACCCTTACGAAAACGCATTAATGCTAAGGTCATACTATCACAAAAGTCATCGTTGTCACCATTGGGAAATGAAACAACCTCCTCAATGACCTCTTCACTGAATTTCTTGGTAGTCGGAGCCCAAACCTTGCCAGCCTCAAACAACGGAGCAATCATATGCATACGAGTGGTCTTGTCCTGACCCTTACCGGGCGAAAACCCCAAAGCAGGAATGCCATGCAACCGTAATTCGTCAATCAAGGGTTGTCCCGTGGCTTTTGCTTCAACCAGAACCATATCTGGCTCCCAATATTCGTGTTCTTCAAACGCAACTTCCTTTAATTCTGGGAAATTCCAGCGATCACGCCGCGCATCCATCAAAATTATGTTGTCTCCGGTCCCATCCTCGGGGTCAAAAATCCCCCAAGTTGTAATTGCGCTGTAATCCGCAGTCTCCTTCTTGGAAAACGCCGTGTCATACGCCTGAATTATGTATTTAATCGTGGGAATCTTCTTTTTGTCCCAATCACGCCACCATTCGCGCTTAATTATGGCCGATTCGGACGCAGTCGGGTTCTGTTGCCACTGAGCGTTCCACTTTTGAATGGGCAAAGACGCCTTAATCGAAAGCAAAGCGTCCTTATCCCAGAACTGAGGCCATAATGGGTTGTCACTGGGTAGTATTGCAGGAAATTCTACAACCTCCCATTGATCAGCCAGTATATCCTTGCCCTGTTCCGCCAACAAACGGCCTGTCAAATCCTTTTTACCCCAGCGGGTCATAACAACAATGATAGTTCCGCCCGGTTGCAAACGCTGACGAGGACCAGAAGTATACCACTCATACGCATGATCAAACGCAGTCTCGCTTAATGCGTCCTGTTCCGAATGAGGGTCATCAATGACAAGCAAGTCCGCGCCGCGGCCAGTAATCGCAGCCCCAACACCCGCCGCAAAGTACTCCGCGCCCTTGTCAGTGCCCCACTTACCCGCGCCCTTGTTGTCTTCCTTGAGGTTAGTTTCAGGGAATATCTCTTTATAGGCTGGGTCATCAATCAAATCCCTTACTTTACGGCCAAACCGAACGGCCAACTCCGTGTTGTGCGTAGCCTGAATAATCTTGAGCTTCGGGTTCCTACCCAAAAACCAAGCAGGCATTAAATAACTGGCAAACTCAGACTTGGAATGACGAGGCGGCATGTTAATAATCAACCGCTTTAACTCGCCCCGAGCCACACGCTCCAGCTTCTCCGCAATAATCCGGTGATGACGGCCCTCGATGAAGTTCTCATACACATGATGAGCAAACGGCATAAAGTAATTCTCCGCCTGTTCGCGTATGTCTAACTTCCGTTTGGCCTCAGTTAGCGCCAAAATCTCTTTCAGCGCGTCCTCTGGTAATGCTTGTAAATTCACTGTGTGCTTGCTCTACGCCCAGGAACGTATGGTGTGTAATTACTCTCAATCATCTCCGGTACATAGTACGGACTGATCTTCGGACGCTCCGTTACCGGTATGTCAATCACAACACCATCCTCCTCCTCCTCTGCCTCTTCGGCAGGAGCCGCAGGACCGCCGGCAGAACCTTCTTCAATCTTGAGACAAATGTATCGACCCGTGGCAGGATCTAACACACGGCGATAACCGGGAGGACAACCGCCATCTTCGCCATCGACAGTCTGCATCGGAGGTACAACGTCAGGCCGTCCATCACCTCCGGGACCACCACCCTCCCTCTCTTCAGGAGGAAGAACATCGTCCGTGGGTAACTCAGGAAAGTATGGTGTTCCGCCGGCAGGGGGCATTACAGACTCGGTGTCAATCGTCTGTCCAGACAAGGAACGTAACGCGGCATTTCTAGCCTTCTTACGATCTTGCTCAATCTTACTTTCTACATCTGCTGTCGGAGGTGTTATACGAGCCATTGCTGCATCTTCAGCCGCAGTCAAAGAACCAATGCCTTGTGCTAAATCTTCAACAGTAGGTGTCGGACGATTAATCGTGCCTTCTACCGTTTGACCCGCAGTGGGATCAACTGTCTTAGTATCCTTTACCGGATCAATCACTTCGCCCTCATATAAAAACGGATCCATGTCCGCACGGCCCATAGGGCTAGGAACTTGATTTAAATCAACCGCAACACCCTCAATGGTTTCGCTAGTAGGTGGAACCTCACCACGACCTCCTACGAAAGGACCAAGATCATCTAATATCTCACCCTCAAGCGGCGCTGTTTTAGGTGGAACAGTGGCTAACGAACCAATGCCATCCGCCTCTAATGCTGCCTTCCTACGCATTGCCGCAGCACGTTGACGATCACGCTGCATAGAAGCAGTGTCAGTGCCGGGTAAAGGTAAATCAGTCGGGAAGTTTCGCTGAAGACGCTGCAATCTCTCCGCTTGGCGCTGCCTACGAGCAAGCTGTTGGGCGGGAGTGTCAGTTCCGGGGCGCGGTAAATCAGACAGAAAGTTTCGATCTGGTATCTGACCTTCTTGCCGTCTACGTTGGTTTTCCAACTGACGGGCAACCCGCTCCTGTACAGTCTCAGTTAAAGGAATATTCGTATCAAAGTTCCGCATTATTTCAGCCATCGCCGCGTCTTCGCTTAAACCAGCGTCAAGACCCGCCTCAGAAGACCCGACAATCTGATCCGCAACAGCCGCTGCATCAACCGGTGGAACAATGCCAGAGGTGGAAACAGCCTCGGGCGCCGTAACCTCCGCCGCTGGTGAAGGGGTCGTGGGCTGAACAGAACCATCCGCCGCTGGTGGATTGGTATCAGGATTAAAGAAGTTTCCAAGACCAGTACGCATTGCACGGTTTAATGCCTCTGTCTGGTTTTTAGTATCAATATATTCCCTGTAAAGTTTTGTAGCTTCTCGAGCCTCATTAACCTGTTCAACCGCCGACTTGTCAGGACCGCCCTGATCCAAAGCATCAAGGGCCGCTTGCGCTCTGTTCTGAGGAGCCTGTGCAGCCTCTTCCGCAAGTCTACGAGCCCGAAGGGCCATGTCTAACTGATTAGCACGTTGCATATCAGCCCTCTGAGATGTGGTGTAAATCTGATCAGCGAGAGGAGAAAAACGACTTAACCCAGTGGTTTCAAAATTCGTAGGAACCCCGCCAGTAAACATCTTGCCACTTAAATCCAAATTATCCAAAGCAAGACCGTCATCCAAAGCCGCCGCTTCCGTTTCGCCGCGTTGTAGGATCTCAGCAAGTTGGGCGTTCTCATCAATCAAACGAGTGGTATCATCAACACGCGCTGCACCAATAGAACCATCGAATTTAGAAACGAGCTTAGGGCCTCGCTTATCTTGTTTCCTCAGTATATCTAATTTTTTCATTGCCGCTTGAGGGGTAACTACATCAGCTTCAGTCATAATTCCCTGATCAACCAAAAGCTGAACTTCATCTCGACTAGGGGTCATGATTGCCGACTTATCTATAATAGACTGAATTTTCTTATTCTCTGGTGATCCCAAGGCTCTAAGCATGTCCATATTATCACCGAAGGTTCCGTTTGGAAGTTGTTGAGGAAGACCACTCTTGTTAGCGGCAGGGCCAGTTTCTATATCCAAACCCGGTAATGTACCTTGAGCCGCCGCTTCAACAGGGGCCGTTTCTAAACCATCAGCCGTTGCCTCGTCACGCGCCGCTTTCGCGGCCAACTGATCCGCTAATGCATTGGGATTAGGAATAGTCCCGCGTTGCAATAACTCCGAAGCCAACCTCTCCCGTGCCGCAGCATCAGCGCCCTCCATGTCAATTGGATCTGTGCCAATATCATCAGGAGTAATCGCCGCCGCTTGCGCCCCAGAAGTGTCAACCTGAGAAGGATCAAAGCCCCGCTGGTTCTGTAAATTAGCCTGACCCACTGGATCGACAACCGTATCAGGGGGCGCAATCTGAAGAATATTAGGCGCAATATCCATCGGAGCCAACTGAACCGGAACAGAAGGAGCCGCTTGCGTCTTAGCCTTTAACTCAGCCTCGGCCCTTTTCCTAGCTAAATTGATTGCCAATACGTTAGGATCACCCTCTGGGGCGCCGCTAATAACACTAGCCGCAGCGTCAGACGTAGGCGTAGCCTGCTGCTGTTGAGCCGCGTTTCGCGCCAACTGATCCGCCAACTGGTTAGGAGAAGCGAACGGGTCAGGAGGAATGTTTCGTTGTTGAGTTAACATAGGATCAGTGCCAACTGCATCAATGTCCGCGGCCCTCTGAACAGTAGGCCCCTGTTGTCCCGCAGCCGTTAATGCCGTGGCCGTGCCACCACCGAGAATTGATCCTAGTAAAAAGTTCTGCCTGTCTTGAGCCGCAGTGGTTCGTAATGGATCGTAACCCGTAACCATGCCGGGCAACTTACCCTCGGCATACTCTTGAAACCCCTCAACTGGAGCCTCCAAAACACCGGCCGTAGTGGCTCTAGCAGCGCGTTGACCCAATGGTGTCGCAATCTTCTTACCAATAAAGTTGTTCAGTAACTTAGGAGCGCCAGCTATGTTTAAAACCTTGTTAGTAACAACGCCACCAGCACCAGCAACCGCAGCAACATAAGGCGCCGCCTGATTAGCTAACTGACTTGCCATCGTCTGCTTGGCTGTCTCAGGATCAAGACCACCCTCAACCAACGCCTTAAACGCCTCTGTGTTCTGTAAATTACCAGACTTAAATTCAGCGTCTACCGTGTCATTAACCTGATTAACCAACCCGCCTATGCCTAACGTAACCCCCGCAGCAATCGCCGGCACCAAACCAAACGTAGCCGCGCCAACAGATGCAGCAACAGGACCAGCATTCGCCGCAACCTGAGTGCCAACATTGTCCCAACTTAACTCAGCGTTAAGTTTGTCCTGCGTGTCTTGAGGAAGCCTACTCGTTATGTTCTCGTCAAAAGCCTTAGCCTTGTCCATCATGCTCTGAGAGAAATCCTGAGCCCCCTGACCAAAAGGCTGCGCCGCAAAATCAAGAGCGCCAGAACCCAATCGAGCCATGGTTGCAACGTTCTTCTTCAACAAATCCGTTTCGCCCGGAACAATGTTGCTAGTCTTGTTAATTCGAGGACGCAAACCTGTGTCGGGATCTATCGCGCCAAAACCCTGAGCATAAGCCTTAGCATCCGCCTCAGTAACAGCGCCCGGTACCGCATTGGCTATGGTCCCCGGACCATCCTGCCTACCAACACGGACAGGCAAACTCGCAACACCGCCACCAGATGTAGTCTCCAACTGTGTTTTATCACCCAAAACATAGTCGTTTAAAAACTTCCCAAAACCAGTGTCACCAAACGCCGCTGTCTCATAAGTCTCATCGTCAATAAAAGTATCCTGACCACCGTCAGGAAAACTATCCAACAAACGCTGCTCCTGCAAATACTCACTAGCACTAGGAGCCCGACGATAAACATCATCATCACTTACCCCGCCGCCACCGCTAACCTCGGCACCACGACCACCTAACTGAGGCGGTAAAGAAGGAACACGGTCACCAGCATATGGATCACCAGCGTAACTAGGTCGATCCGCTAACATAGGATCACCACCACCAGGGAAAGAACTAGGACTATAAGTGCTAGGCCGAGGGCCAACCTGATAAGGACTCGTGAAAATCCCAGGATCACCGGTCATGCCAGGATCACCAGTGTACAATGTATCGTAATCAAGAGGGGCTGTGGTAGGCTTCGGCAAATCAGCAGGGCGTAACTTAGGACGTACAATCTTCTTAGGTACAACAGGCTGCTTAACAGGAACACGGTCACCACCACCAGAACGTACCGAAGCACGGTCATCAGCATTCTCAGCCATAATCTGATTAACTTGAGGGCTCCTAGACCACCGTGAACCAGCAACCGTAGCACTGCCATCCCGAGACTTAACAGTCCCCTGCTTGGTAACACTGTATCCAGCAGCCTCTAAAGCCTGACGCTGCGAATTGTTAATAGTCTTAAAATTAGAAGCAGGACGATGAAAACTGTCAGTCCCGTCAAACGAACCCTTAATACGCTGCGCTATGGTCCGCGGACCGGGAATAGGCTCATAACGACCATCAGGACCACGACCACCCGCAGTAGATACCGTCTTAGCAGCCTTGGCTACCGTGCCGCCACCACCACCGCCAGCATTCGCACTAACAGTAGCCATCCGCTGGTTGTAACTCTTGTCCGCAAACTCAACCTTCTGACGGCCCTTGCCCTTGATATTTACAGCCTTGCCATGCTGACCATCTTTCGCAGCCTCAGATAAACTGTTGTACGTCTTGTCAGAACCGCCGCCGCCGCTGCCGCCCTCGTCACCGCCGCCGTATACAATTTGAGGTTTCCAAAAAATCATCATGAGCCCTAGCCACCTTTGTTAGGATACCAACCATACCGTGAGCCGCGGTGCGACCAAACCGTCTCTACTTCCGGATACACCACCTTGAAATGTCTCCGCATGTACCTACAAATGTACAATACATCAGATGTACCCCCCTTGGCAATCATATCTATAAAAACCAACCGGTCCCCACTGTCGCGTGAAAATACCTCCAAACCACAGTAATCTAAATTCTCATACTCAGAAGCAGTCAAAAATGCCCAGGTTATAAAACCACGGTAACGATCACCGTCCCAAAAATGAAGTATCTTACCAGCAGCCTCAGCAGGCAATAATCGCCAACCAATCGTCGCTGACCGAAAACCGCAATACGGCTCCTCACTGCACCACAACTCAATCGCATTCAATAAACCCATATGAAACTATATACCGCATATTTTGAAGACCAATCAAGGACCATGGTCCCAAATGGAAAAATACCGGAATGAATTTACCGGACCTACTTTTACAGCCGGCTACGTGCGACCGTACCCCAGTTTAGGGGGGTGTGGGGTCGGTCGATTGCTCTAGATTCCCATGGCATCGCGTCCAGTAACCCCTAGGCTTGTGCCGGTGTAGCGTATTGGTGCGCCGCTGATACCGGTATTTTATTATCTATATGGTCCGATATGGTCGTTTATTGTGTTGACAGGGTGAGTCGTTTGCTATCTAACTTTAGTTAGACGAACCGAAACGCGGTGAGTCGTTCAACTAGTAGATAGGAAAAGACATGACACTGATTAACCTAGTATCAGAAAAGACTCTTGAAGTAGTATCGCCAAGCGCAAGCGATCAAGCGATCCTCGCAGCACGTATTGACGCAATCAAAGCATTGCAAAAGAGCCTAGGCGCGATGCTTAAAGAGGATCAAGCGACGGCCGTCGCGAACGGTTTCGCAGAATATAAAGTGTCAGACGTTCGCACTGCGCCGAAAGTATCAGACTTTGAAACACTGGCACAGAACGGACACAGCGACCTAAGCAAGCTAGAGCTACGTGGCATCGCTAAGATGTTTGCTCTATTCGCTAAGACCGGAACACGGAACACGTTCCGCTGGATCGACTAGGCGATACATAGCCGGTACACTGGAAACAGTGTGCCGCACTATGTAGATCCTCTACATAAAACCGGCCGGATCACGGCCAACCCAGAAAAGAAAGAGGTAAAACCATGCGAATTAAACTAGAGTATATTGAGGTCCAGATGCTTCTTAGTGGTCTAGATGCAATGCATCTACCTACGGCATCCCATGACGATATCAAGAAATCTTTGTATCGTCGCTTGGAAAGAATGGAAAGAGATTACACCGGTAGCTATGCCGATACTGCTATCGGCAAAAAGATTGAAGCGGCCGTCGATAAGGTCGATGCGAACGGCAAGATTAAATCCTGGACTGAGATCACAGTATAATCTAGACCGGCTAGCCTATGTGATGTAGGCTAGCCATACGTTAACCAGAAAGAGGAAAGACAATGCCAGATATTTATTGCGGACACTGCGGCGAACCATGGGAAATGGACACGCTACACGATGTAGTAAGCGAGGGTAACGCAACGAACTATCGCGATGCTGCTCACAAGTTCACTAAGTTCGGATGCGGGATTATGATGTATCCCACGACCGGCACATGTACTAATCCAGTAGTGGATCAATACGCGGCCGACCGTGCAAGAGTGAACCATATCATGTCACCGCATCCAGATGAATGGATGGAATAGAACCAAGGGCGCCCTAGCGGCGCCCTTTTTTTTGTGCCGAGTTGGGCGCCTACCCCGTGCCGGTGATCCGCGCAGGGCGCGGCCGGCCGGCCACCGCGAGGGCGCAGGGCGCAGAACATGATAGAGATCGACCTGCTAGCGGGGGCGCAGGATATGCAAGCGACCGACCGGCTAGCGGGGGCGCAGACATCTATAGATATATACCGGCTAGCGGGGGCGCAGACATATCGGCCGGCCGGCCGGCTAGCGGGGGCGCAGACCGGCGCCCCTGGAATCGCGGGGCTCGATGTATAGACCAGCCGGCACCCGTTTATTTTTGACTATATAGACCTACAAATATGTTGCCGCTGCGCGACCGATACTATAGACTAAACCTACGTTAACTAGAAACAGGAAAGGAATCCGACTCATGAAATCCGGTATCATATACAAGGGGCAAAGCCTATTGGATAGTAAACCCGTTGTTGCGATCGCGACCTATAGCGACCGCAACACAAAGACAGGCAAGGTTTTACAGACCTATATAATCCGGTCAGACATCTCCCCACTAGACGCAAGCAAAACGGGCGCAGACTTCTCTATATGCGGGGACTGTAAATTCAGGGGGACACCGACCGATGACCCTAAGCGCAAGCAAGCGGTCAAACGTGACTGTTATGTTAATCTCGGGCAAGGCCCGACCATAGTATACAAATCATTTTTGCGGGGGACTTACCCCATGGCAGACAATAGGGGGGACCGTATGACACTCGGGGCCGGCCGTGTTGTTAGACTTGGCACGTATGGGGATCCTGCCGCAATTCCATCATGGGTATGGGATCAACTCTTAACTAGTTGCGCGACGCATCTGGCATACACGCATCAGTCAGGATTTCGTCCAGATATTGCAATGCAAAGCGCAGATACTGAAGCGCAAGCGGTCGCACATTGGAACAACGGTCGGCGGACGTTCCGAGTCATTACTGACCTAGGCGATATCGTAAAAGGTAAAGAGATCCTTTGTCCCGCAAGCAAGGAAGCCGGCCGGCGCGTTCAATGTAACGCCTGTAAATTGTGCGGGGGCAATAGCACAAAGTCATCTAAATCAATTGCCATTGTACAGCACTAATGGCACAATCAACGCGGGGGCATTGTGTCCCCGCACTAGTAAAGAGGAAAACAATATGGACTATGAAGCAGCACGAAATCTAGCAGACCAAATAGAGAAAGAGGTGAATAAAAAGCCTGATTTCTGGACACAAGATATGTATTGGAACAAGTGTAGAACCATTGTTGAAATGAGGCATCCTAAAATGGATGTCATGAAACAAGCCGAGCTTGTCGGCAAAATGATGCAAGAAAGGTTCCCGTCATGATTATCGCAGAGATCTCTTGCGATGTCGCATCCCTTGCCATTGAGGCAGGGGACACGATCTTTACACTTCCAAACGACATAGGTTCAGACGGAGGTTTTCACATCTATATTTACTTGGACTATGGTCAAGTAAACGATACAGACCGAGATGAAATGATGGATGCACGCGCCGGCGCATGGTTCCAAGAGCTTATTGTCGGACCTAGACAGGCACGGATTTGTTGGTCTGATTGCTATGATCCTTACCAGACAGAAATGAACAAGGTGATCTATAAAGATCAAGGACGCAGCCCCTATGCTGCAACACTACAACAGGGCAGATGGGATGTGTATCGATGGGGCGGAGATTGGCACTTTGTCCGGAAGGGGGATTTAAAATGACACAAGGGGCGGCGCTGGGGATTTCCCTGGCGCCGCCCCATTTTTTTTACACACACACATTAGAGCGAAGGCGCAGGGCGCAGACCGGTTGGCCGGCCACCTCGATCGGGGGCGCAGGGATCCGGAGAAGTTAACAAACATACCCCAAATGTTAACCAGCTAGCGGGGGCGCAGACATGCGGAGCCCGAACCCTGACGCGGGGGCGCAGAAACTAGGGCGCAGGGGCGCAGACACCTGCGTAATGATTAAGCAAGCGGGGGCGCAGGGCCGTGAACACGGCACCAACGTCCCCGAAAACATGTCCAACCCCGCATTTCAACCCCTTTTCCATGAGGAATGGGCCTTGATCCCCCCCAAATAGATGCAAGGAACGGTCAGAGAGGCTCTTGACTAAGAAGAAACACGCGCCCCCTCGCGACCAATACTGCATATTCCACGCGACTTGATGAGATCGGAGATTGACTGCATTGCTTTTGCTTGTCTTCAATTCAATCCAGAAGGGTAATCCATCCCAGATTACATGCACATCGGGAACTCCCCCGCCATGTACGTTCTCAATCCGTGTCGCTGATGCCTTCGGAGGTAAGTTCTGCCTTATCGTGTTCCAAAAGTTCGCCTCTGGTCCCTTTGACATCTGTCACATCCTTGAACTCAGCATCTATCACAAATGCTTGTGGGAATTTCTTTTGGAGATCCGCAAGCCGACCGACTATTTCATCACGGGACATGGTGTCGATGGTGTGTGTCTGTTCCCGCCTGTCTACAGTCAGACCACCAAGTGCTGATCGTATCTTTTCAGCATTGATAGCGGCAGAGAATTGACCTGCCTCTTCAGCCCCCTCGGACAGCTGGTGTAGGCGTTGCAGTTGTCCGATGGTTGACACCCCATACCGGCGTTCTCTTTCATCGCGCATCTCTTGTATATATTCTAGTACATGAGGATAGTCCCGACCGTTTAGCAAACGAGAGGCGTGTTCTTGTGCAAGGGACGTTTTGTATCCGGCTTTTCTTGCACTCTCAGCATTGGAGTAGATGCCTTCCACGATGTGCCGTGCAAAGGTCATTTGTCTGGGCGTCAGCGTTCTGGAGTGTGCTTTCTCGATCTTCTTTTTCAGCGATGCCATAGCAAAATCCTCAATGTTTACAGGCATTATAGGTGTCGCTGCGCGGTGCATCAAGTTTACATATAGTGTTTTTTCCAGAGGAATTGGGACGGGTTGGACCGAAAAATCTAGGAGAGGGCAGTACGAGGCAACTGGTTAGGTGAGTACACCTGAGTACACCCTGAGTACACCTATCATTAGTATGGTGTACTCAGGGTAAAAACTGTTAACTCATTGTTCAGTAGTAATAAAATCGTGTATCATTGTGGGGTGAGTACAGTGAGTACACCAAAACCCAATAATTTTCAGTTCAAAAAGTTTTAAAATCTCCAGCAACTCCCTATAGTGTACTCACAGAAACATTTTGACATCGGGCCGTGCTGCGTTTAACTTGATTCGCGAGGCATGGTGCTTCGACTAGTAGTAGAGAGGAAGATAGAAGATGGAACTCCAAGATATATTTAACAAGGCATCTGAGCATTTATCCGCGATGTCTGGTCCGTGTATGCGGAACCGTTCTTGTGTTTATCGTGATGGTAAGGGCGGCATGTGTGCTGTTGGTGTGTTCATTACTGATGAGCATTACACTCCGGAGATTGAGAGCATTGGCATTGCTGATGGCAACCGTGGTGATTTGGTTCGTGACGTTGTTGCGCGGTCTTTGGGTTTGAAAGCATTGACCCGTGATCAGTTGTCTTTGTTTGCTGCTTTACAGGATGTTCATGACGAGTGGGATTGTGATGTTCGTTATGGTGTGGAAGATGATACGTTACATGAGGTCAATCACTCTGAGGTTATGCAGAGGAATTTAGAGAACGTCCGCAACCGTTTTGATTTGGAGTGCTTGTCATGAATTTGGAATTGAAATCTATTAAGTACACTGAGTGGATGTCTGAGGAGACATTGTGTTTTACTGCCAATCTTTGGGTAGATGGCAAGGTCTTTGCTGAGGTTAGCAATCAGGGTCATGGCGGTTGCACTGACGTTCGTCCCCACTCTAAATTCAAGTTAGATAGCACTGAGGGTGCGATGCCTTTTTACCGTCAGTTAAAGAAGGTTGAGGCACATTGTAATGCGATGCCTAATCTTGAGCCGTGTGCTTTGTTTGGTGAGGGTTTGCCCATGGATTTGGAACTGTGGTGCAACATGGAGGTTGAGGCATTTTTGGCGCGGCGTGATATGAAGCGCAAGTTAAAGAGCCATGTTTTGTTTCAGATTAAGGGGCAGGACGGCATTTACCAGACCAAGTACCATCCTCGTAAGACTGACGGTTCGTGGACTGTGTTTGGTTCTGAGAAGCGGCGCATATTAAATGACATGCCTTTGGAAACGGCCTTGGAGATTTGGAATTCGCGAGGTTTTAACTGATGCCATCTCTTTGGTTCACACCTACGGATCCTCGCAATACTGCGGGGGTTCGTGTTCACATGATTGCTGTATACGAGCGGTGGATGAAGGAAAATGGTTTTGCTGATTATGTTGGCGATGCCATGGATTTTGCTTTGGAAGAGGGGTCCAACCTGTCTCACTGTCAGCGCAATTTCGTGAATGCATACATTCAATTATGGGAGGCTATGGACGATGGCGGTTATTAGATCTGAGCAATACGTTGAGTTGTACTCTGAATTAGCAGAGTTGATGTTGGAAGCGAACAACGTTGATTTGCCGCCTGAGATTTTGTTGGTGACTGAGGCGAACGGCGATGTGCGTTACACTGACGCCGCGCAAGATCGGTTTAACGATTACTGTGATGAGGTTGAGGCTGTTTTGTCGAAGAACAATATCATCAAGGTGTCTGATTTTGAGTACAACGTTTTGCAAGTTGCTCTTGATCACATGATTGAGCATCAGGAAGGCCTTAAGTTGTACGAAATTGAGATAGATCCGTCTGATGATGTACCATGCGATGATGCTCAGTGGGATGACATTTGTGAGAGATTGGAAGCCGCCAAGAAATTGAAGGCGTTGTTTTCATGAGTGCGTATTACAATGAGATAGATCCGTTTGCCGCTGATTGGCTCCGCAACTTAATTGGTGCGGGGTTAATTGCGGATGGAGTAGTAGATACTAGGAGCATCAGTGATGTCAGACCAGAGGAACTTTTTGAATTTACTCAGTGCCACTTCTTCGCAGGAATTGGCGTCTGGAGCCACGCACTCAGGGGTGCGGGATGGGACGATGATCGACCTGTCTGGACGGGATCCTGTCCGTGCCAGCCTTTCAGCGGGGCAGGCAAGAGAGAAGGGGTTGCTGACAAGCGGCACTTATTCCCAGACTGGTTCCACCTCATCCGCGAGTGCCGCCCTGCAACGATCTTTGGAGAACAGGTTGCGAGTAAAGACGGCCTTGGTTGGCTCGACCTTGTACAAGCTGACATGGAAGGAGAGGGCTACGCCTTTGCACCGTTCGATTTGTGCGCTTCGGGCTTCGGTGCGCCGCACATCAGGCAACGATTGTGGTTCGTGGCCCACTCCGACCACACGGGATCACAAGGGCGGATATCAGGGTGGCCGCATTCGGAACGGCAAGATCAGCACGGACACATTGGATGTGGCGGCACAGTTGACGGGATGGCCCACTCCGAATGCAACCAACAACGGTCAGGGCGAGGAACCGGACGCGAAGGTCAAGCGGGGCATGAATGCGGGGTTGAACCCAGCGGACGCGGCGAGATTGGCGGGATGGACAACGCCGGCGGCATCGGACGGGACGCGGGGCGGCACGGGAATTACGGCGGGGATGTCCGGATCGAGTTTGACGCAACTGTCGAAGATGTCGGGCTGGCCCACTCCTCAAGTAGCGGACGACAATATGAGCCGAGTGTCAAATCCCCAAGAGTACAGTCGCAAGAGATTGGAAACGAGGAACGCAGGCCAGAACTTGGCGGACACGGCTCAAGCCTTGGTTCAGGCGCAAAGACTAACGGTGTCTGGCGAGATGCAGACTGGCTCTATTGCAGGGATGGAAAGTGGAGGCCAGTTGAACCCAGCACTTTCCCGCTGGCTAATGGGATTGCCGGTCGCGTGGGACGATGCCGCGCCTACGGGAACGCGATTGTCTCGGAAGTCGCGCAAGGATTAATCAGTAGTTTTATGGAAGGAGAGAGAGATGGCACGATTTGAGTGTGTAATAACAATTAAGGTAAATCCGGTACGTGAGGCGGAAAGCCGTGAGGAATTTATTGAAAAAATTATTGAGGAATACAACGATCAATGTTTTGGCTTGTTTGATATTGACGCATCAGATTTGTCAGAAATTACAGAAGGATAGAGAGAGATGGCTGACGAATATGATTACAGAAAACGCATGAGTGCTTTAAACAACGCGGCGTATGCCGCTGTTGGGGTGTGTCCACATAAGTATCCGCACCCTACCTTTAAGGCCTTGGTTAAGATTTGTCATGAGATTGACGCTCTCATTGACGATGAGACATGGGGCAGGGACAACATGCCGCCTGATGAGTGGACCGCTGCGGGTGGATTGAAGGCATTTTGTAAACAGCAAGGAGAGAAGTAATGGGATTAGATGCATATTTAATTGCGGAGCGGAACAACACTACAACGAGTGTTGTGAAGGGAAAGTATGAGGCTGTTGACCGGCCAACGGAAGCGGTCGGTCACGTAAAGACGGGGGACGCAGAGTTGCGTCCTTCTGAGGTTTGCTGGCCTATTGCCTCGGTCCGGTTGGAGATCCAGTACTGGCGCAAGCACTGGGATTTGCATGAGTTAATTAACCAGAGCTATGCAAGCCCTGATGAGTACAACGAAAACCCTATGAAGGTGTATTTATCTTCTGATAATTTGCGGGAGATTGCGGCTAAGATCCGCGATGATTTAACGGAGGACGCAGACCCTCGGTATCGTCACCATACAGAAAGGGAGGAGTACGCTAAGAAGTTTGATTTAGCGGCTGATTGGATTGAGTTCGATGGGTGGAACAGATCGGTTTATTATCGGGGAGATTTCTGATGCTTGATTACACTTGGGGCGCAAGCACCGTTGCTACTAAGTACGTGCATCAACGGTTGCATGAGGTTTTGGACATGGAGGATAATGACTCTATGTCCATAGCGTTGTCTCAGTTTTATGCTGAGTTAGCGGAAAACTATTACAAGGACACGGGTCAAAGGATTGGTGATCCGCATGATTGAGTGTCCGGAGTGCAGTTACACTGGTCACAAGGGCATGGTTGAGAAGACCTTGTACCAGCGGTTTGGCGAAACGTTAGAGCCGGTAGCTGAGTGGGTTGCTTGTGAGAATTGTGATGGTTCTGGAGAAGTGGAGCCTGAAGATGAGTACGCATAGCGTTAAGGCAAAGTCGCGGCATCCAGGGGCGCCGCGACAACATTTCAAGGTCGCTCATCTGACCTTTGAATTAACTGATACCACGTTTGCATTGATAGCTGGTGAGGCGGTCTTGGAGAAGGACCGCCGGCCATTGTTTACGGGTGTTATAACCAAGGGCATAGCCACTGAGTTGCGTAGGTTGGCCCATCA